TGTATTTACAACTTCACCGTCAACGATGAGCAAGTTTGCGTAGTAAACCTTCTTGCCATTTGGACGCTTGATACCTGCGAAGTGTGTCCAACCGAGTTGTGTTGAGAAGATTGAGCTGTGCTCTTTGATTTCTACAACTTCCCAATTCTGACCTTTGTTGCTGAACTTAATTGCTTCCATGATGTCCCTCCCAGAACTCAAGGTGTTTCCTTGATGACTTCAATCTAGGGACTTGTAAGACAAATTGCAACTATTATTTGAAAATAATTTAAGATTTTTTTGACCCTTTATTTATAAGGGTTTGCGGGACTAGACCAGGGATATTCTTCGTCATGACCTTCATATCCTGCACCATCGCCACCGGAATACACAGAACCCCATCCACGTCATCAGCGTCAGTCTTCGACTGGAATATCGTGATGTGGCCTTCCTTGCCACCATCGCTAATAGGTAACAGGAACCCACAGCTGACAACCTCACAAGGTTCAGAACCGATGTCGGTGATTGGTGTCCATGTGTCAGTTGCAGCGTGAGCGTCATGCCATCTGATGACAACCATTGTGCGCATCTCATCGTGCGACATAATCCCGTCCTCTCCACCTAGCCCAACCATCACGAATAGGAATCATCTCAAGATTGAACTCGCCATCACCAGGCACATACTCAACCACACTCAAACCCTGCTGCCAGTCTTCCGCTCGATACAACGGGCGACCATCCAAGTCATGACCTCCACGTGTTGAAGGAACAGCACCATCGATACGAGCCAAACAACCAGGTGATGCAGCAAGGATTGTTCTCGCCCCGTCATGGTCGTCCCGTGTGCGTTCAGCCCATTCCCGTCGGTGAATGTGACCGTAGATGACAGAGGTTTTGACTGTCGCAAGATACTTGTGGGCGGTACTTCCACCGGATGCAACCTTGTCACCATGAATGACATGAAGACGCTGGTTGATCCAATGCGCACCAGTCGGGTAACCAGGCAGATACTCAACGCCATAGTCGTCAAGGTTGCAGAGATACGGCACCGACATCACAGGCCACTCTTCAGGCCTCAGTCCTCGACGTAATCCGAACGCTGCACCAGCACCATCAAGGATGAAGTTGCCGAGCCGTTCCTCATGGTTGCCTGCGATCCAAACAATTCGAGCGTCTGGGGCTAGTTTGCGTAACTGTGCGCAGAGCTGGCTGGCACGGTCAATCGCAGCCTGAGTGGTGCGGGCGAACGCTGGGGTGTACCGGTATTTGCCAAACTCACAGAGGTCTAGGTTGTCTCCGACTAAAACGATTTGATCGGGCTTGGATGCTTTGACGATTTGTAGTGCAACGTCTAAGGCTTGTTCGTCGTGAATTGGTTCGAGTGCGTTGTCGTGTGTTCTGAAGTATCCGAGTTGCATGTCGGGGAGGATGACTGCAACCGAATAGTCTCGTTGTGTTGTCTTCGTTGCCTTCGTTGCAGGGAGCGCATACTTCTTGCCTTGTTGTACAACAGGCCACGCAGGATAATAGTTGTGCCTAATTTCATTGAGTAATGACATTGGCAGCCCTGTATCGTGTGATGACTGACGGAGAGAGCTTTATCTGTCGGGCTTGTAACGCTTTAATGATTTGTGTCGGACGAATCGTCGGATCGTTCAACGCATCGAGCAGGTCTCGTCCATCGGCTTCACCGAGTTTGGCGAGAATGAAGTCAATGCTTCCGCTGTTACCAACGGCCTGACCTTTAATTTCGTTTAGGAACTTCCCCACGTGTTGCCTCCTTGAGATGCCAGTCGATATGCGAATCCAACTTACTATCAATTCGCTCTACTTTTCCACCGACTGACCGCAGGATTTCCATGACGTTTGCATGGTCGTTCGTGTTCTCTTTACGCACCTTCAGCAGAAGCGTAGTGACAACACCGCCAACCGCTGTAACGAGAGCTGCGATGACGACACCCCAATCCACATCAAGCCTGAACCTTCGATGCCAACCAAGCCTTCACACGCTCCGGCTTATTATCCCCAGCCACATAACGCAAATGCCAAGGTTCCTGAGGGACAACCTCCCACGAAAACCCAAACGACACAGCGTTCTTCTTCAACCACTCAAGCCGTTTACCGTTGGCGTTCGCAATATCAATGGCGATGCCGAGGTTATGCTTTGATAAGCCAGGGGTGGCAAGTGGTGCCATGCCCTTCTTCAAATACCAGGCTTGACCTTTGTAAACCTTCGGCTTTTGACCAGCGATGACATTGGTTGTATAGCGTTGATAGAAGCCGTACTCCTGGGTCTCAAGACTGCGGTATGTATCGGCTTGGCTACTGGGAGACAGGTCAATCCCTTCAGCGTTCGCAGCAGCGTCCATCGCCTCATACGCATCCGCAGCGCAATGATGAAGTTTCCCTTTGCCCTCAATCGCTCGAAGCAACTTCGGTGGCAGTTTGCCTGGCACAGCCTTCTTCAAACATGAACACAGCACAACAGGGATGATCGGCAGGTCGCCCTGCTTCTTCTTAGAGGCCATTACTTAGCCTTGCCGAATGCTTCAGCGATTTCCTCTTTGGTGAGAACACCATCAGAAGACCATGCACGAAGCAACGATTCAGTCACTTTGGCTGCTGCCACGATGCCAGCAATCGCTGCTGCCTTCCAGAGTTGCACGTCAAGTACTGCACCACCGGCAACAGCAGCCAAAGCTGATGAACCGAATACTGCAACGATACGAAGGATGAGGGTCTTGAGGGTTTCCATTAGTTGTCCTTATTGGTTAGTGCGCCGATGAAGTGAAGAACGAGAGCTGCGATAGTTAGCCAGATCACGATCTTTTGTAGCCCACCAGAGAGCGTCAAGATGGTGGTGATTGATGCTGCGATTGTCCATATCAACGCATGGAACTCACCCCAAAACTTCATCACCGAATCCTTCTTGCTGGTGCAGGGGCTACCGTCAAGAATACAGCACCTAAAGCAATCAGCGCACGACGAGTGCTAACCGGCACAGTCGAGTTGAGTGGAACATAGTTGTCTGCGAAACCTTGGAAGATGTTCAACACCGACTCGAACGCTTCACGCACCGAGTTCGGTGCTTCCTGTACCGCTTCGACTACCGCTTCGGCTTCATCGGGGCTGAGTTCGGTTGGGGTGATTTGGGTGAAGAGTTGTTCGGCTTGGGCGGGGGTGATGTTTTCTAGTACGGCTGGGCTGGTGATGAGGAGGGTGGCTTGGCTGGTGTCTAGGTCTTTGGTTAGGACTTCATCCACGATGGCTTCTATGGCCTCTGTGGACGCTTCTGAGAGGGCTTCTAGGGTGTTGAGTAGTTCTGTTTGGGTGAGTGGTTCTGGCTCGTCTGTGGAGGCTTGTAGCGTTGTGGTCACATCAGGTTCAGATGTGGTCACAGGAGGGACGGTCGATGTCGTTGTTGGTGGATTTGTTGAAGTTGTGCTGGTTGTTTCTGCTGGAGGCTTCGCCGTTGTGGTGGGGATTGGTTCTGGTTCCGTTGTGGTGGTTGTCGTTGTTTCGGGAACAGTAGAAGTTGTTACCGGTGGAACATAAACCGTCGTAGTCGTAGTTGGGGCTACAGTCGTTGAGGTACTTGTCGTCGTTGAACTAGTTGAGGTAACCGTTGAAACTGTTTCTTGGATTGTTGTTGACGTTTGTGGTGGTTCCGTTGTGGTTGATGGGACGGATGTTTGAGGAAGACTCGAAGTCGTAGTAGTTGTTTCTTGAACTGTCGTAGTAGTCGGGTTGGTGACAGGGACAGTCGTTGACGGGACAGTAGTAGTAGAGGTCGTCGTCGTTGTTGTGGATGAGGTTGTAGATACCCATTCACCCAAGCCTAATGTCAGACCTGTAATCGTGAGGTTGCCTGGTTGGCAGCATGAGTCAGTCGAGTACTGCTGGAACGCAAACACATCACCAGCCTCAACCTGAATCAACCCTGATCCGGTGGCATTGTTCTCATTCGTCAGCTTCGTGATAACCCCATTGAGAATGATTTGCGGTGGGTCATACCAAGACCCATCATTGGTTTGATATACCCAATCAAAACCCAGTTCGTTTGTGTCCTCTGGGATGATGGCCTCAAGTTTTACCCAATGCGATTTACCAGCACACGTCCCACCATCAGCACCCGTCAACCTAAACCCACCCTCAACCAACACAACCTGCCCACCCTCAACAGCAAGACAAGACTTCGAGAACTCCCAAACCCCAAACCCGTCAGCCTTCGCAGACGATGCTGTGACTAAGAAACCAAGTAACGCAGGAACAAGGACTAACCAGCGACTACGGAAGAACAACTTCTGGTTCAACGAAGTTATCCGAATCTTCGTCGTAAATAAAACCTCTGCCAGCATAAGTTTTATCTGGCCTATCAACAAAAGTTTCAACCCAACGTCCCGTATATCGTTCAGGATTCGCTTCAAGAAAATCTCGTTCAACAACAGCTACATGAGTAACAACATTGTTGTCATCAATCTGTGCAAAATACTGTGCTTCGCTCATGCCTTGAACCTCACTAGAACTATGCCCGAACCGCCAGCAGCGCCGTTGTTACTTGCAAGCGCTGTGTTTGCACCGCCACCGCCACCGGTGTTTGCCGTGCCAGCAACGCCTCGATTACCGCCACCGCCTGAACCGCCAGTACCGCCTGAAGCACCACCACCACCGCCACCACCTGTATAGCGTGTCGTACCTGCGGTCTCACCACGAAACGTGGATGCGTCAAAGCCTGCGCCACCGTTACCACCTACGGTTCCCGAACCATTAGAACCAACAGCGCTTCCACCGCCACCGCCACCGCCTGCTTGACCTGTAGTTGTTACACCGTTACCGCCGTTGTTACCTTGAGCTGCTACACCACCAGTTGAGAATGTGCTTGCGGTAACACCAAAACCACCACCGCCTGAACCGCCACCGTCTGCAGGCCCTAGAACAAAACCGACAATATCGCCACCACCAGTAGCACCACCAGAAGCCATAAGGCTTTGTGCTGATGCACTCATGCGAGAAGGCAAACCTTGGTTTCGTCCGTTACCTCCAAACGGCCCGCCTGCTCCGACATCTACTGCGTAGGTTCCTGCTGCTAAATAAACAGTTTGTTCAGTAACTCCACCGCCACCGCCACCGCCAGCATAAATGTTTCCAGCACTATTTGAGCCTGCACCGCCTCCACCGCCTACCAGCAAGCAATCAAAAAGCCCAGCACGAGACACAACAAGATTCGAGTCAGATGTGAAGGTCAACATCGTGTAAGTAGTACCACTAACCGTAATTGCAGTTGAAGAAGCTCCACCTGTTGCAGAGCCATAACCAGTAGAAATATCAACCCACGCTGAACCGTTATACACCTGCAACGATGTTGCTGTTGAATAGGCAACCATTCCGGCTGATGGGGTTGGGATGGCTGAGGCTCGTGCTGCGGTGCCTGCGAACACCATCACGGATTGATCCATGAGGTAGCCGTTGACATCTGATGCGGTTAATACGTCACCAGGTGACCATTCTTTACGTCCAAGTCCAGGCATGATGCTCCTACTTTACACGCTCACCCAAGTAGTGCCGTTATAAACCTGCACACCTGTTGCTGTTGAATATGAAACCATTCCTGCCGATGGTGTTGGGATTGCTGATGCTCGTGCAGCTGTACCAGCGAACACCATAATCATCTGATCCATCAGATAACCATTCAAATCTGTACTAGTGAACACATCCCCAGGTGCGAACACTTTCCTTCCAAGACCAGCCATAGTTCTACTTTAGCCTAAGCCCTTCGTATCATCATTCAACTCCGACCCAACGAAACTGGATGTCAACCCCCATGTGGCGGTGCTGGTCGAGGCGTTCGCTGTGCCTGACCATGACTGACTGGTCAACGTGTAACCCGTATAGGTGTCAGCATAAGTACCATCGAAATAAGGAAGGGCTGACGAGGCTTGTTCCAGTAGCACAGCGTCTAACAAAGTCACATTTGACAAAGACCCGTTGTTTAATTGCATATTCACAACCACGTCAGCAGTTGCTGTAGTGGCTGGGGCTGTTGCGGTAACACTTAAACGAGTCCAACCAGCACCAACATTTATTGTTGTATCAACTCCAGCAGCAGTTGAAATTAGCGCCCCGCCACTAGTAAAAAATCTGATGCTTATTCGGTGCTGACGATTGTTGCCAGCAGAGTTGTAAACGTATGCACTTGCCGTATACGACAAACCAACCGATGCAGGCGAGTTCGGTTCGTATGCTGTTCTTGCTGTTAAATCACCTGCACTTGCGCTTGTCATTTGCATTGATGCTGTACCGATGTATTGATTGGTTGTAACTCTTAAAAGTGTGCATGAGGCACCAGCCCAAGTTGTGGTGTTGGTTTCAAAGTTTGGGTTGGTGACAAGGTTGGTGCGGGTTGTTGTGGTGGTGTATCCGCCAACGGTGAAGTAGGTGTAGATACGGGCAGGGTTGGTGTACAGGGTGACTATGTGACGGTCTGGGGTGATGTCATGGCTGATGCCTTCCAAGGCCATGAGTTGGGTGACTGAGGCGGGGCTGGATGGGCTGGGGAAGGTTTTGGTGACGGAGATTTGTGAGCCGATTTCTAGGTTGGTGATGGTGGTGCGTTGTGCATCGGTAAGACCATTCATGACGACTTGGATGTTGCCGAACCAGAACGCCGGTACTGGTCGGGTTAGGTATCCTGCGAGGTCTCCGGCATCATCCAAAGTTTCCAGCAGGGTCACTACTAATGGTGTTTCTTGTACACCGAACTCCGCTACCGAATCAGCGACCACAGCTTGAGCGAACTCGATGGTGGGTTGGAGGTCTCCTGCTGTTGGGATTGGTGGGGCGATAGCGACGTTGACTGTGTTGATTACTGACGGGTTCGTTGGGGTGAAGTCGTTAGGTCGTTGGTCGTTTGATGCAGCATAAAAGTCTGCGAGGATTGCAGCGAGTTCTGCTTCGTTAATCGTTACAACAAAGTCACCGAAGAAAGCCATTAGCTGTTCACAATCTCAAACGACGAATACGGGATAGCGGTACCACCAGCGTCAGACAACACAGCCTCAATCGCTTGATACTCACCAACCAGACGACGATCAAAAGCAAACGTCCCATCAGCCTTCATAAAAATCCTTCCCTGCTCCGCAGTATTCACACGCAACAAATACTCCAAAATAGATGACGAAGAGTCAATCGGTGCTGTACCCAAATTAGCAACACCAACTTCCAGTTCACGTTGACCTGGGCGGGTGAACAGTTCTTCGTTATCAAACACCGCTTCAATACGCTGATCGGAGCGTTGAGCAACAACAGGGTTCTGAACAATCTTACGGTTGTTCAAAGTGAACAACGCATCCGAACAGTTAATTGTCACAAGTGACCTGTTCGGGTTCTCGATTCGCTGGTCATATTGGGTGATAACACCAACAAACAGGTACACCCCGTTTCGGCTGATACGCACAGCAGAGTTCAACTCAAACCCCAACCTGTCCTTCGTAGCGTTCCAATAAGGTGAAGCCTCATTGACCAGGCTGAACCGATAATCCGAATCCTCAATCTGAATCACCGCAGTCGAAGGTTGACCCGTAGGGTCACGGAACCTGTTCTGCCTACCACGATTGATAGACACCTGTTTAACGAACGCGGTCACATCCTGAAAATCGGTTGTCCCATCCAAAAAATATGTGGTCGAATCCAACATCCCAGCCGTAACCGAATCCAACAAGAAAGCGTTCGTAGACGCACCATAATCCAACTCAACCGTATAGGTGCCACAGTTAGGAATCGCAACAGACATGACGTTACTTCGTCACTACAGGAACTTTGCCGATACTCCGATTGTATTGTTGCAACGCCTCAACCACCTTCTGAGGCAAACCCTGCTCCGCAATCGCAGCATTGATATTGATCTGATACGTATCATTCGGACGCAACGCAAACGCACCCCCAGCCGTCACCGGCACCTGACTCGACACCCCAGCCATCGGATTAGGCATCCCACCCAAAACCTTCGGATACTTCGCAATCAAATCAGCTGTGGCCTGCAACGATTTATTGAACTCATCCTGAGCGTCCTTCGTGCTAGTGACCGCATCCTCCCAAGCCTGAAACGCTGATGCCTGTTCAGTAGTTGCATCAGTAAGATTCTTCAACGCCTCATCGTAAAGAATTGAACCAACCGTCGCACCATAGACAGTTTCATTCAGCAACGTCTGCTGGTCATTCAACTCCTTAGTCGAATCAATCTGAGAATCAATCGCATCCTTCACCGACAACTTCGCCTCAGCCAGATTCAACTCTGCTCGACGAATATCCATCGGTGAAGACTCAGGGTCTTTACGAACCTCAGCCAAATTCTTCTCAGCATCAGCCACCGAATAGATAGCCTCCTCAACCGCAAACGTCGCCCGCTCCTGAGCCCTCTGCGCCCTATCCAATTCCTTCTGCGCTGCCAAAGCCTCCGGTGAACCAGCACCAAAGCCACGCTCAATCTGAGCCAACCTAGCCTTAGCGTTAGCCAGGTTCGTATTCGCATCAGTCAACGAAGCAAGCGACTTCTCCTCAGACTTGCTCGCCTTATTCAACCTATCCTGCAAACGCTCAGACACACCCAGGCTCTTGTTGTATTCATCCAACTTTTCGGTGGCCTTCTTCAAAGTCTTAGTGACCTTGCCCAAACCTTTTTCTTCACTACCTAATTCCTCGACTGAACCATTGAAACTGGTTTGCTGATTGATTGCATCACGGATGCTGAGTTTGTAGTTGTTGACTGGTACAGCGATTGCGTCAAATGATGCTTTGAGTTTGTCAACATCAACAGCAGAACCAGATATTGCTTTATAGGTGTATTTAATTTTATTTGCGATATTCGGGTCTATTACTGCCAAAGAAAAAAAGGCAGCTTTGTACATTATGTTTGCAGCATTGGCTACTGCAACGGCGATGCTTTTGAATGTTGAGATAATCGCAGGCCCGGCTTTGCCTGATTCGAATAGCAGTTGTTGGAAACCAGCGACCAAACCTTTTTCACCGATGACTGAGGTGACACGTTGAATTGCTGGTGCCACGTTCTTAACTAAGAAGTCAGAAAACTTTTGTAGATATGGCAGAAGGGCTGCACCAATAGTTTCTAAAATCTCACCGAACTGACCTTGCAAAATCTTTAACTGTCCACCGAACGTATTCGCAGCGGTTTCCGCAGCACCTCCGAACTGGTCATTCAACAGACCAACAACTTTTTCAAAGTCCTTGGACTTCTTGATGTTCTCATCGAGTGGGATGCCAAGTCTTGATAGTGCTGTGAACTGTCCCTGGCTGGCACGGGCTAAAGCGGTGGTCACGCTGCTTAGGTCTTTGCCTGTTGCAGCCGAAATATCTTGCGCAGTATTTAACAACGATTGCGATTGAGTGAGGTCACCTGTTGCTCGAACTAACAAACCCAGCGACGCACGAAGCTCAGTATCCGACGTTCCGGTTCGAATCTGTGTCACCGACACATACCGCTCAGCAGAACGAGTCAACGCTTCATTGGCTCCGAAGGTTTTCTCCAGCTGACGTTGCAACTCTGCCTGCGACTTCTGGTCTTCCATCGCAGCCTTGACCGATTTGGTAAGGCCAACAGCGATGGCACCGAAGGCTGCGGTAGCCCCAATCGCCAACTGACCCCAACCAGGGATAGCACCACCAACCGACTTCTGTAAACCTTTCAGCCCACCAGATAACCCCTTGAATCCTGCTTGGGCTTTAGCGGTATCAGAAATAAACTTAACAACGAACGTCCGCTCACCAGCCATGCGACGATTCTACTCAATAACAGACAACCCATTCCGCAAAGCAACAAACTCATCAAGCATCGCAGAATACAAAGCCTTCCCTGTCAGACCATCCCAACGAGAAATATCTACAGGAGCGTTCCACCAAGCCTCAGACAACACCTCTGCACCAGCACGACGCTGACGAGGTTGACGCACCTGCTTCGAGCGAGGCGACACAGGATTGACAACAGGTTCAACATCCAACCTGAACGATGAATCAAGCAACACACCATGACCCTCATGGAACTCAAACGGCTGATCCGGTGCGTGTTGAGGTAGATAGAAAATACGAGCAGGGTCTTTAGTCTGAGGGTCACCAACCAACCCGATACGGTCATGCAACTCCTGCCACACCATACGCCACAACGAAGCAGGCACCTTCTCCGCTAACGGCAAAACAAGGTGATAGTGAGGATCATCCAACCGATGCGAATAAGTCGAATACGCAAACCATTCCAAACCATCAAGCCGAGCATGGTCAAACGCTTCACCGTCCATGTCCACAACCAACGCCTCAACAAACCTGACATTACGGTTACCTCTGGTAGTACCAGCGTCATACTCAACCGGAGACCACAACGCACCCGCAGCCTTGACAGCGTTCTCCTCATGCAACGACAACAGCTCTTTAAGTTGTTCCCAAGACGAAGCCAATGGCTTGGGATAAATCGACTTCACATTCCTAAACAGAACAGCCATAACCCCTCCTACCTAGAGGGTACAGGAAACCAGCGGAATGTCAAGGCTTATCTTTAAGCGTGTTTAACACCCTCTGAATAGCGTCCAGATATTGAGTGGCGATATTGCCCTTCTCTTTACGGACAGTCTGCCAAAAGAAATAACCTGAACGCCCACGATGACGCAAGAACTGTTTGGTTCTAGGCCTAGCCTGACCACCAAACTCAGCACCAAAGAACACGTCTCCCCTGGTCACCTTGCGCTTGCGATTTCGGTTCGGGTTGGACTTAGAAACAAACGCAGATTTTTCACTCAACTTGATAGTAGGAATACGGTCACGCCTAGCTCGCATACCCTTCATCACCTCAGTCGCCTGACGAGAACGGGTGACAGTCGCAGCCTCAGCCTTAGCCTTCTCATTCAGATTTTCAGCCACATTCTGTGCAGCTTTACGCATCTCAGTATTGAAACGCTCATCAGCCTTCGCAGCGTCACGAAGAAAACTTGCGATACCGACAATCTCAATCGCATCGTTGCCACCGGTAATTGTGACTTGACCTGCTCTACCGTAAACCGCCATACAGCAAGACTACTTGTTTAGATGAATTGCTCTCCAACGCAAATAAGCAAACATTGTGAACAACATTCGAGGGTCTTCTGCCAGCAACACCGAAGGAGCGATACCTGTCTCAACAGACAGATACGCAATCATCCAATGGGCTGACTGATCTCCAAAGGGACGATCACAGCGTCAGCTTGGTTACCCAACTCCAATGCTTCAATCTCGTTAATCCATGAATCAAAATCTAAACCTGTGCGCTTCGTGCGATGTTCAGAATGCCAAGCCAAGAAACCTAAATCGGTGAGAGTTAGTTCGGCCTCAAACTTTGCAACGCTCTTGCTGAACTTCTGTTCAAAGGCGATGAAGTCTGGGAACGCAGCAATAATGGTGCGCTTTGATTGATCCAATGACGACGTTACTTCTAACGCTATTTTCATTTTTCCTCCGCAGGGTTAAGGTTTAACTAGAAAAGTTATGCGCCAGTACCGGTCTTAGTTACTGCACCATCGATTGGATAGGTGACCGATGCGGTAGCAAGATCGCCAACAGCACCAGCAACAGGAGTCCAAGTCAAAGGAAGCACATTGAATGCGTACTGTGGATTGCTTGAAGAAGCAGCACCAGTACCGTTCGGCTTGACTGTCACAGGTACAGCAGTACCAGCGTTCCAAGCGTCGTAGAACAACTTCTCAATCGTTGGGTAATCCTGATGCAACTCAAGTGTGATCGAGTTGTCTGCGAGACCTGCGATGCGAGTTACTGCACCAGATGAACCGAATGAAGTTGTAGCAACTTCAGCCTTTGACAGGTTCAAGGTTACTGATGCGACATACGAGGTGATGTCTGTGTTCGCCGTGCCGAAGGTGACCGCTACGTTTGTGAGAACTTGCTTTGCCATATTTGATACTCCTGCCTCACGGCACTCGAAGATTAACTAATAAAACTCTACACGCCAGCAGGACGACGAATCAACAGACTAAGCGTACACCACCACACGGAAGTCAACCATCAGATAGGTCGTGTCGTTGCCATCCATCGTGGAGATATTTGAAGCAGACTCAACCAACAGATTTGACACCACCCCACCCAAAGACCGGTCAGCCTCCAACGCTGCACGAACTGAAGTCGTACCCTCATAAGACAGGAACCCATCCAAAGCAGTCTGAGCGGTACGCTCCGCAGACCTACCGACAACCACAGACACCACGAAAATATGGGTCACTAACCCACCACGCATAGCCCCGTTGTAAGTGATTGAATCCAACATAGGCCAAGCGAACGGAGCGTTCAGATTGTCTGGTTGCTGTGCGTAAGCCCGCAAACCTGGAATGGTTGCTAAAGCGTTAGCGAGACCAGTCTTGATTTCTGTGACTGAGTAGCTCATGCAAATATCCGCATACGACGATACGGTTCAACCAGCTGAGCCATATCAGGGTCAAGGTATCGAGATACACGGATCGCACCCAAGTCACCGAAGCCTGCCACGCCAAGTGGCGAGTCGTAGCGTTTGAAGATGCGTGAAGCCTGAATGATCGTTGCCTGCGTTACAGGCTCCGGCACTTCAGGCCAACCGAACACAGCAGTCACCTGAACCAAAGCCTGCTCACCATAGTTCGCATTAACTGTAGGGAACAGGTAATCGCCAACAGCACGAATCTTGTCGTAACTCCACGTCAATCCGTCAAGGTTTCCGTTCAATGGTTCAAGCTGGTAGTCCGATACTTTCCATGTCACGTCAAAAGTTCCGTCAGATTGTGACGATGTTCTGAGTGTCAATGCTGTTCCAGCGATGTCATCAATGGAGCAGTAGAACGAATCCTCTGCCTGATACACACGGGATGCAGTACCAGCAGACCAGAAGCGACGGTTGCAATATCCGTCAATGAGGCGTGACGCTGCACCAACACAGTTGTCAATTAGGTCGTCGTCAATGGTGTCAGCCGTTCCGATGCGGAGAGCTGCCTTAACTTGGTTTCTGGTTGCGTAGCCATTGGTGATCGTCATGGTGTTCCGATTCTAGTTGATTGACGCTGCACCACGATACGGCACACCCTCAAGGGAATAGTTCACGAACGGATTCAACGAATACACCTGACATGAATACACATCCCACAACCGTTGCTTCATCGCTCGAAGGTGCATCTCATACAAAGCCCAATGCGAATCACCAGGCACATAACCGTCAACCCTGTCACGCCCACCCAACGAACCACAGTCAGCCCCAACCAACACAATGAACTTCGCCCCCATGTGCGCTGCCAAGTGCATCGCCCCATGAATGCTCGAAGACCCGATAGTCAACTGCCCTGACAACACAGGCCAATCCTTACCGTGTGGATCAAACGATGTCCCAGGTCTACCGGTACGAGTACCGAACGTGGTCAGATTCCCAGCACACCCAGCAAACACCCCATCGGTACCATGCTCACGCTCAGGAGTAAACGCCCCAATACAATCCTCACGCTTCGCCTCATGCTGAGCGTCTTCGTGATAATGACTGAAACAGTAGTAACCCTTCAACCCAAATACTGAGCCAACGAAGTTGACTGCGATGGTTACCTTGTCGTCAAAGAAGTCTGGTGTTAGATAGTCGAGTGTTGCTCCTGAGCCGAGAACATAGATGGTCTCGCCTTCATGGAGATTCTCGTAGTCGTCCATTGGGTCATATTCTCTTAGTCCCATCCGAGTTCCCTTCGTCGTGTTAAGTCCCAATGTCCGGCATCAGGTAGACCTGATTGCCAGCGCATCAAATGAAGTGCAGCATTGGATGCAAAGCTCTTTGCGTTACGTTCTTCTAACTCTGATGCAGATTTAATCGTAGAAGAATTGTCGTGAACTATCCCAGCATCCGAAGACCAGAACTGCACGTTGACCCGTTTCGCACGTTCCTCAAAATCGTTGTCCTCAAAATAGGCGGGGACATAACACTCGCTGAACAACCCGACTTTGGCAACCACCTCAGACCCAATCCACGCACAACACCAACCAGGCTTCGCCTCAGTCAACGTCACCGAATCAGGTTTGCAATCGTTGTAGAAAACCTCTAACTGTCCAGGCTCAAAGTATGCGTCAGAGTTCAGGATTATCCAGCCGTCAGCGTGTGGGGTTGCTTTGATACCGAGGTTCCATGATGGGGCGACACCGAGGTTCGTTGGCATTGACCAGACGTGATAGTTCTTGACATGGCGACGGTCAATCACCCAAGGCCAATCATGCAACGTGGACTGCCCACCGTTGTCAATCACGATGAGTGTCTCCACCGGATAGTCGATGGATTGCAGGCAGCGTTCTAGTAGGTCATACCTGTTTAAGACGGGGACGATGATGACAGGAACCATCAATTTTGTTTTCTCAAATATGCAGATGCTTTATCCAATATTTCTGGATTGTCATTTAATAGCCCTATCGCTCTATTGCATTTTGTGCAAAGTAGTCCTCTAACTTTTCCAGTTGAATGACAATGGTCAACTGCTAGACGACGTTTTGTACCTTTATCGATTACTGTTTCTGGCAAATTACAAATAGCGCATACTCCATTTTGTTTGTCAAAAATAATTTCCCATTCTTGAATGCTGAGTCCATATTGACGCAAACCCTTTTTACGAGTTGTCTCTTTGTATTTAATGGGGTTTTGTTGTCTCCAAGATCGGTAATTCTTTACCCCAAAAGTAGGATTATTTTTACGCCATTCAGCCTGGTCATGTTTGCAGCATTCTCGGCAATATGTATTTAACCCGTCTCTGGATTTTGCTTTTTTATTAAAAGCACAAAAGTCTTTTAAGACTTTGCATTTAGTACACTTTTTCAAATGGGGCGACCTTCCTGTCGTTCAGACCCTCGGCAGCTCTAACTGTGCGAGGGCATTTTCTTTTGGCAAGTTTACCATTATGAGTTTTTGCACCATTCGGTTAGTTCTTTCATGATTGGCTTCCAGTAAGCCTCATACACGCTGTCAGCCCTATATTGGCTAGCAAAGGCCACAGCCTCGTCGGACACGCCACGTGGGGCTTCGTAGGCCTCAATCAGGGCATCTACGATTGATGGCACCTGAGGGGTACAGAACCACGACTTCTGATGGCTATCCCAGAACGGTTGGATCGCTACAGCTGACCCAACGCCAACCAGTTCAGGTTGAGCGGTGTAGTCCGAAACGATGACCCGTGTACCGCAAGCCTGAGCCTCGATAACAGGGATACCGAAACCCTCACCCATCGAGCAAGCCAACAGCACATCCGAAGCGGTGTACAGCGCAGCCAACGCTTGCTGAGGGAAACCAGTCCGATACGCATACGGGTCAACAATCTTGTACTGCTCAGGCTTCACACCACACGCCTCCAGCAGATGCACAAGATTGATACCACCCATCGCACCATCACGTTCAGTATGCAAATACAGCAAAGCATCAGGACGGTTTTGAGCAAAGATTGCGAACGCCAGAATGTTCTCACCAAAGGATTTGCGTGAAGGGTTCTGACCTTTGTTCGCAGCGTTCATCATCACAACAAACCTGTCCTCATCAACTTCCATGAGTTGTCTGCCGGTGAACTCACCCCGACCATTACTCAACTTCTGTGTAGGAACGAACACATCCTCAAACGCATGAGGCGCATACATCGCATCCACACCCGCATTCTGCAACATCTCCAAACCAAACTTAGACATCGCAATCGGTTTTACATTCGGACGCTTACACCAATCAATCACAGCAGGCGGGCAAGGCGCATGGTCAATAGGAACCCACGAAGCGATATTCGGAACCTGATCCAACGATGGTGACTTCAACACCCACACATCAAACAACGTCATCAACATCGCAGGAATATCACGATTGCCATTAGCCCAATCCATCCAATGCGCAACAAGCACATCATCGGAATAAGGTGACATCCCTCTTGGGTAAAGCTTTATCCCATTCCAAATAGAAGCCATGCCCTCAATGCCATACATCGCATGGATTGCTACTTCGTGGTTTTTGGTGAGCCTTTGGACGACTTGCGCTGTTTGGGTTCCGTACCCTGTTGGGGCGAACGGGGCGTTCGAGTACCAGAGGATTCGTAACGATTCGGCAGAGGAAGGTCTGCTTGCTCTGGCAAGTTGGCTACTCCCCACCGGAGCAATATCTCTGCTTCCAGGTCTGGTAACTCGACCGGAGTGTTTT